GGTGATGTTGGGATGATGCAGTGATGCAGCCATTTAATCATGAAGCGGTTGAGCAATCGACCGTCTTCATGCTCCAGAATGAGGTTTACTTTCTCCAAGCCCATCGCTTTGGAGAGGACGAGTTGTCTCATTCTTTTAGGTTATTCCGGTGGGCGGAGCCTAAGCATCAAAATCGTATTTTGGATATTGGGTGCGGTGTTGGAGCCTTGGCTTCGACATGGTCCAGATTTGATCCAACACTTAGATTTACATGCCTGAACATCAACCAGATGCAGCTTGATTTGTGCCCTGAGGATTGTGACAAGGTTTTGGGCGACATGCATCAAATGCCGGTTGATGATGGCATATTTGACATGGCAACGTGCTGTTTTACCATTGGTCATGGCTGCCATGCAGATGTGTTTTCTGAGGCTGCCAGGGTTTTGAAGCCAGGCGGTGTTTTCTTTCTGTACGACATGATCCCTGATGATGAAGATTACCTTAAATTAGAAGAAATATCGTATTTGATGATCTCAAAAAACGCATTTAAGCGGCTGGCTGCTGAAAACGGGTTTTCGCTCGATTTCTACATGGAGCCGCGCGACAATGGATCAATCGTTGAGCGTATCCCGGATGTCGGGAAGCTGTTTGGTGGTCTGAGGCCGGTAATATTCCGGTTTATCAAGGAGGGCTAATGTCAACTTTCGAGCAAGAGCAGCTTTGGATTGCGGCGAAGGCGCTGACCAAAGACGCTGCGGTTGCGGAAGTTTTGCGCCGCATGAAGGAGAACGCAACTGACTCTTGGGCGTCATCTCCTCCAGAAGCGGATGCTAAGAGGATGGAGGCGTACTATATGGTACGAGCCATAGCCGCATTTGAGTCTGAGCTAACTGCCCTGGCGGCAGAGCCGGATATTCTGCGGTTCAACAGGCGCTTGAGAAAAGCGTAACGATGGAGTATAAACTTGTCTAATACCGAACAATCGCAGCCCAGCGAACTCGGTCTTGCAGATGCCGCTGCCAGATTTGCGTCTCTGATGGACGGTCCGCCGCAACCTAAAGAGAATGCAAAAGCAGAGGCTCCTGCCGCAGTCGAAGAGGCTGAGGCGACAGAAGATGCGTCCTATGACGCGCAGTCATTGTCGGAAGAGGCAACCGAAGAGGTGTCTGACGATGGCGGTGGGGACGATGCTTCTGGTTCTGATGAGGATGTCTCTACGGAGAATCTTCCAGATGATGCTCTGGTCACCGTCGTTATTGACGGCAAGGCGCAGAAAGTCACCCTGAAAGAAGCTCGCGAGGGGTATCAACGTCAGGCGGATTACCAGCGCAAGACACAGGCTGTTGCAGAGCAACGGCGTGAGGCAGAGGCGCTACGTCAGGCGGCGGAGGCTGAGAGGAATACTTATGCCAACGCTGTGAGTGCGTTACGTGCGGAGATGGAAAGGTATCTTCCGCAAGAACCGGACTGGCAGCGTTTGCATCAGGATGACCCTATCAACTTTCCGATCATTGAGAAGCAGTGGCGTGATTACAAGGCCCAACTTGCTAACATCCAGCAGCAAGAGGCAGCAATCAAGCAACAGCAGGCTTATGAACAGCAAGAACAGCTTAGGATGGTTGTCGAGGAAGGACGAAAGTACATCTTCGAGAAAGTTCCTGAGTGGAAAGATGAAGCCAAGTGGAGCGAGGCGCAAAAGCACCTTCGCGAATACGGCAAGACGGTTGGCTATTCTGATGAAGAATTGGCCGCTGCCACCGACCCACGGGCTATCATTGTTCTTGAGAAGGCGCGTAAGTATGACGCTCTTCAGGCTAATCGGCCTCAACCCAATAAAGGGCAGGCTCCAAAGCCAATGAGAGCGGGTACTATAGCGTCATCGCCTCGACAGACGACCGAAATTGCGAAGGTAAAACAGCGTCTCAAATCCACTGGCCACGTTAATGACGCGGCTGCAATCTTCGCTATGCTAGACAGGAAGTAGAACCATGGCATCTGTATCGAAAGTCACAACCTACGACGCTCCCAACTCGATTCGGGAAGACCTCTCGAACATCATCTATGACATCTCGCCGGTTGACACGCCGTTCATGTCCAATGTCGGGCGTGATACCTGCGAAAACACCTACTTCGAGTGGCAGACCGACGCTCTTGCGGCGGCTGACACGACGAACGCGGTGATCGAAGGCGCTGACGCCGGTAACGCTGAATTTACAGCCACCGTTCGCGTTGCCAACTACACGCAGATCAGCCGCAAGGTTATCTCTGTGTCGGGCACCGACGACGCTGTGAACAACGCTGGTATGCGCACCCAGATGGCCTATCAGACCGCCAAGGCTGCGAAAGAGCTGAAGCGCGATATGGAAGCCATCCTGACGAGCAACCAGGCTGGTGTCGCTGGTAATACGTCAACGGCTCGTAAAACGGCTGGTCTGCCGACTTGGCTCATCACCAACTCGCAGGCGAACGCCGCGACGGTCTCGGCCATGTCGGGCGCTGGCGGCAACGGCTATCCCAGCACTGCCTGGACTGGTCTTTCGACCGCGACTGACGTTGCTTTCACCGAAACCATGCTCAAGACTGCCATCCAGCAGGTTTGGGAACAGGGCGGCGATCCGTCAATCCTTATGGTGAACGCCTACAACAAGACGGTGGCGTCTGCGTTTTCTGGTCTTGCCCAGCAGCGCATGAACTACACCTCTGCCCAGCCGATGAAAATCATCGCAACGGCGGATGTGTATCTTGGCGACTTCGGTGAAGTGGCGATTGTCCCGAACCGCTTCTCGCCGGGTAACTTCGCGTTCGTTCTCGATCCCGAATATGCTTCGGTTTCGTATCTGCGTCCGTTCCGCACGTTCGATCTTGCCAAGGCTGGCGACTCGGACAAGAAGGAAATGGTTGTGGAATACGGCCTGCGTATCAAGAGCGAGAAGGCTCACGCGGTGGTTGCGAACATCATCGCTTCGTAAGCTAAGGAGAGCGGGGCTTCGGCCCCGCTCTTTCTTTGGAGGATTGTATGGCTGAAGAATACGCTCCCGGCTCTTTTGTCCTTGGTCACGACAGTTTGACTGGCACGACCACAAAAATGCATGTCACGACAGACCAGAAGCTGGTCTTTGAGGACACGGTCCAGATTGACCGGATTGCCGAACAAAATAAGGCTGCCAGGGACGCAATCAGCAAGACAGACCGCCTTCCTGATGGTATGGTTAGGGTGGCATCTTTGCCAATGGTGGTGTATCTTGAACTGCAACAGAAGGGCATTCTGAAGGATAAGACGGCTCTTCGAAAGTGGCTAAATTCTGAGGCGGCTGCGCCTTACCGGACCCACAGGATCACGAGCTGATGGCGACGATTACAGATTATTCGACGCTTCAGAGCGCAATTGCCGACTTTCTAAACCGGACTGATCTGACATCTCAGATTCCGATGTTTATCCAATTTTGCGAGGCTGATCTGAATACGCGCCTCCGGTGCCGGGAGCAGATCGTCCGGGCAACAACGACCAATGATGATGAGTTTGTTCGCCTTCCGTCTGATTTTGTTGAGGCGATCAACCTTCAGATTGTAGGTGGCCAGACGCCTCTGCGTTATGTGACGCTCGATCAGGCAGATCAAATCAAGGAATCGCAGATTTACAATCAGGTTCGTGCTTATTCGCTAATGAATGGCGCTATTGAGCTTGTGCCTGCGCCGTCTGACGATGTCGAAATTGAGATGGTGTATTACGGCAAGGTTCCTGCCTTGTCTGATTCAAACACAACGAACTGGCTTTTGACGCAAGCGCCGGATGTGTATCTGTACGGCTCTCTTCTTCATTCTGCCCCGTTTTTGCTGGACGATCAGCGTATTCAGACCTTCAGTCTGTTTTACTCATCCAGGGTGGATTCTCTCAACGCAAGCTCTGACAAAGTGCTGCATAGTGGCTCGCCATTGATTGCGCGAACCCGTCGCGCTTACGCTTAGGCAGGAGATAGAAATGTCTAAATCCAACGCATTCGAAAACGCTCTTTTGCAGCTAATCTTCAACGCGACGGCAATCGCCAATTTGGCTGACAATGCGGCATCGTCTCCTTTGACGAACTTGTATGTTTCGCTTCACACGGCTGATCCTGGCGAAGCGGGCACCCAGTCAACGAGCGAAGCAACATATACTGGATATGCCCGTGTCGCTGTTGCCCGAACCTCTGGTGGATGGACTGTGACGGCAAATAGCGTTTCGCCTGTTGCTAATATCGACTTCCCGATTGCGACTGGTGGAACGAACACGATCACATATTTTGGCGTAGGCTCTGCGTCTTCTGGAGCGGGTGTCTTGTATTACAGCGGAACTGTCACGCCAAACATTTCAGTTGTGAATGGCGTTATCCCGCGACTCCGCACGACATCGACGATCACTGAGGACTAATAAATGGCGCATGTCACCGCTGATCGCGTCCGCGATACGTCCACGACCACTGGAACTGGGGCGTTTTCGGTTTCTGGCACGGCTCCGACAGGATACCGGACATTTTCGGCTGTCCTATCTACGAGCGACACCTGCTGGTATGCAATCCAGCATCAAACCGCTGCGGAATGGGAAGTTGGGCTTGGCACCTATTCGAGCCTTAACACGATCACGCGAACGACTGTTTTAGCGTCATCAAATGCGGGTTCTGCTGTTAACTTTTCAGCAGGCACGAAAGATATATTCATCACGCTGGCTGCTACAAAGACGGTGCAGCAGGATAATAGCGGCGCAGTAACTATTGACGCCAACTCATCATCCGACGCACTTCGTGTGACCCAAACCGGCGCAGGCAATGCTCTGCTGGTTGAAGACAGCGCGAACCCGGACAGCACGCCATTTGTTGTTAATGCGAATGGTGTTGTCGGCATAGGCGAATCATCTCCCGGCTCTTATTTGACAGCCGGTATGGTGATTAGGTCTTCATCTGCATTCGCGCCTCAGATACTTGTATGGAACACGACAAACGATACAAGTGCGCCTTATTGGAATACGCGAAAAGACAGAGCGGGGGCTATTGTTAACAATGGCGATGCTTTAGGAACATTCGTGTTTCAGGGATATGATGGCACTGACTACAGAAGTGCTGCTTATATCGGGGCGAATGTAGACGGCACTCCCGGCGCTTCTGATATGCCGGGACGCCTTGTGTTCTTCACAACTCCAGACGGGTCCATATCGGCTGCTGAGCGTATGCGCATCACCAGCGCAGGCAATGTCGGTATTGGGACGACTTCGCCATCTCAAAAATTAACAGTTAATGGCAGTGTTGCGGCTAATTCGTTCATTCTTGCAACTAACCAACATTTAATCTATGACCTTGATGCGACTAACATAGCGATTCGCATAGGTGCTGCTGGTCCTTTTTATGCGATTGGAACGACAGGCTCTAGCAATTTACGTCTTAATAATTTATCTATTGGTGACATTCTGTTCGCGCAGGCTGGCACAGAGCGTATGCGCATCACCAGCGCAGGAGCGGTTCTGATTGGAACGACAACTGCGACTGGCAATACCCTTACCACGGTGAACACTGACAGCACGACGACTAGCATCACAAACCAGTATCACCAGTATAATTCAGGCGCGACTTCCGGCAGCGGCACGAAGACCGGCAGCAACATCCTTATGGTTGCCCTTCCGGCGTATGCTGGGACGGGCGCTTTTATCGCGCAGAATAGTTCAATGACTAGTCAAAGCCCTAACACTGTTTCGCAGTTTAGATCGTTCAGTTCGTCTTATGTCTCGACTGGCGGCGGAACGCTGTCAAACTTTTATGGTTATTTCGCTGACAATCCGACGCTGACCAGCGGCACCGTAACGAACACCTATGGCTTTTACGGGAGCATGGCGGCAGGGACTGGCAAGTGGAATTTCTACGCTGCCGGAACCGCCAACAACTACTTTGCGGGCAATGTCGGTATTGGGACTGGAACTTTTGGAACATCCGCTTCAAAGGTCTTGGCGCTTGGAAATGCAACAGCGCCAACAACAGGACCGGCAGACACCATCCAAATCTACTCAACGGACCTGTCAGCAGGCAACACGATGCTGTCGCTTTACACCGAAGGCACTCCTGTGAACGCCAACACGACAGCGGCAGCAACTCACCGCATTGCCATTAGCGTCAATGGCACTGTTTACTACCTTCTCGCCAATACATCTGCATAACGGATAACCATCATGGCAAACACAATCGAATGGATTGTTGAGCAAATGGACTGCTATCCCCAGCACGAGGGCGAGCAGGATGTTGTGTTCACGGTTCACTGGCGCTGCAATGGCAGCGACGGGCAATACATCGGGACAACCTACGGGACGCAGGCTATAGCGAACGATCCTCAGGCTCCTTTCACGCCCTATTCCGATCTGACGCAGAGCCAAGTAATTGGCTGGGTCAAGAGCGCGATGGGCGCGGAGGGCGTCGCAGATGTCGAGGCAGTTGTCGCGGCGCAGATCGAAAACCAGAAGAACCCGCCGGTAGTTTCCCCGCCGCTTCCATGGTGAAGCCATGACGCACGAAACAGCAAGAGCGTTAGCGGATGCGGGATATATCAGCATGGCTGATTATGTTCGGTTATGCGAGGAAAACGGTTGGGTGGCCGTCAACGGAGGGGAAGATGGAAAATAAAGAAGTCTCGATCACATTGCCTGTTCAGGCTTGGAATGTGGTTATGAATGCGTTGGGCCAGCGGCCTTATCTGGAAGTTGCTGAGTTGATCGCGAATATCAAGGTACAGGCCGAAAATCATCTTCAAAAGCAAGAGCCGACCATTGAAGCTGGAGAATAGCAAGGACTGTGAAGCGTGCCGTATGACTGGATAGGCATATCGTCTTCT